CTTTAGTGTCGGTCCGCTATTACGGATCGTAAATCCTGTGAGGGATTCATGCACCCAACCTGGGGTGCCATAGTTTGCAGCTTTTTCGAGCTGCACGAACGATTTGAATCGTTCGTCTCTCTCTGAATGCGAATTCAGAGAGGCACCGGCAAATTTCCGGCGCCAGAACTTCGTCGACCGACGTTCCCAATCATTGTAAGATGATTGTGTTTTCTCACTTTCTCGAGTGAGAGCGGTCTGGAAATTCCAGACGCGAGTATACTCCGTAAGGGAGTCTTCAAACTTACTAAAACCTAGTAAGTGAGCCTCATTCTTGAGGCTGTCCCAGTCGAATTTGGCTGGGTCGTAAGGGTCCGGGTATACTACCCGGCCCAGCAGTTTAGCAACTGCTACAACGAACTTATCGCTGTATATTGACTTTTCAGTCAATATGAAGTCCCCGAGATCCGGGACTGACGACCATTCCTGGTCGTCAACATAGTGATAACTATGTAACTCCTTCGTCAAGGAGATAATGGCATTCATGCCACTATCAATCCCGTGATTAAATCGCGGGTTTAATGCACGTAAATGCAATAGATCAAGATATCTCTTGATCGGGTCCTTGTTTTCAAGGACATTAAGTACATAAGTAATGTACTTCCATCCCCACGTGGGGATGAGAGACCTCAGGGGATTTTTATCCTCTGGAACGGGGAAACCCGCCCCTCCCACAGCTGGTGGGAGAAAATACGGAAGGCGAGACCTCCCGAGGGCATAATTGTATGCCCTATCGAATATCATTCGATATAAGGTTAGTATCCTAACCTTAGGACCTAAGTCCTCGACGTAATCCACTTGATTACGTAACATCCTTCCTTTTCCAAGGATGGCAGCACGGTTACTACCATGCTGCTCACAAGTTGTTGTGAGTAGACGTGATTTAATCACGTCTATATACCGGTATACAATTTTACCGGTATTATCTCGGGTAACCAAGACATGATCTTCGCAAAAGATCATTATTCGGTAGGATATTCCATCCTTCCAGCTTAGGACCATTCCTAAGTCTTTAACAGTTTGTTTAAACTGTAGAATACGCCTAAGCGCATTCCTGATGGCCGCAAGGTCATCCCCGCAAATGCTTACGGGATCCCTCGACAGAAGTTGAGGGGAGGACCAGACATCTAGTCCTTGGCTCGAAAGATATTCGAGCTCTGATAGCTCTTCAGCTATCAAGTTGATCATGTCTAACGACATGAAGCTCAGGGGTTCCCCCATAAATGAGCCACAGCATTGTCGAATGCTGAAGTCATCTTCCCAGATGGCTTCGTCGGTCTTAAGACCGTCTTTATCCGTTGTTAAACGGGTACATAATTTCCGCATATCGGCGGAAATATACATTTGGCGGGGATGCCAAATCAATGGTGAGAACACCATAAAAGGATGCCCAGCCGGCATCCGGGACGTAAGTCCTGACCAGATGTTCTTAAGAACATCCAACTGAATATAATCAGTTGATGCTTTATAGTCTGTTGATTGACAGACTGGGCGAGTGTATCGCCCATCGTTCTTTTGCAAGAACTTTAGGAAGGTCCACATTTTATTAGTGGACCGGAGCCCGATACGGCTCCTCCCATCTCTTGCGAGAACGGGTTCGATCATGAATCGCATGATCCGGGTCACGTTAGTGAACCAAACTTGGCATTTGCCAAGTGAGCGAGATTTCGCTCCTGTCTGCGCTAACGCAGTCATTGTCACCTTCGGATATGCCAAAGGTTCATATCGTAAGATATGACGTTCCGCCCAAAGCGGGATGAAAACCTCACGGTTTTCTATCGTCACCTTAATGGTGGCGGATGGCGGAATTTCCCCGCCATCGGGACCTAAGAAGGTCCCTTGGGCATAGGCATATGCCGTCGATAGTAATAGTACTATCGCGCCAGTCCAAGCTGGCAGGGGTTTCGTTTCCCCTAACTCAAGGAAAGCTGCCTTGAGAGCGGCTATTTGCCGCTTTCCACCGGTATGCCGGTAGAAGACGTCCATCAACGTCTG